TTAGCTGTTGAGCGATGGGCAAAGGAACTTATGTATGAAGTGGGTAAAGAAATCTACTTCGAGAAGTTTATGGGTTCCGGTCCTGATTCGCTCATTCAGGTAAAAAACGAACTTAACGGTCAATCTGGCGATTCAGTTACATTCGGATTAATCACGAATCTGTCCGCTTCCGGCATTAGCGGCGACAGTACATTGGAAGGAAACGAAGAATCTATGGGGAATTTTTCCCAGACCGTTTCCACTTCAATGATACGTCACGCTGTACGGAATACTGGTAGATTTGATGACAGCAAGGTTCTATACGATTTTCGTGTAGAAGCACTGGCTGTTCTCAAAACGTGGATTGCCGAATATATTGACTCGCAGTTGTTCACCAATCTCGTGGCTTCCTGCACCTATTTGTTTAGGTCAGATGCTGGCGGAGAGTCAGTGGCAAGTCGTCTTGGTGACGACAAAGATCAATTGGCTGCGGCTGATTTGATCGTTCCCGCTGATATTTCTGCATTGCAGAAGCTTGCCAAAGTTCCCGGTGTTTCCGGGCAGTTGCGGATTCGCCCCATCAGGGTAGGTGGCAGGGAATACTATGTCTTGCTCGTTCATCCTGAAGTGGCTTATGATCTGAAGCAGAACTCGACGTTTACACAAGCGTTGAGGGAAGCTGAAGTTCGCGGTTCCGAAAACCCGCTATTCAGCGGTGCTATCGGAATCTGGGACGGTGTAGTGATCCACGAACACGAAAACATATCACTATTTGACGATGGTGGTAGTGCTTCGGTTCACGGCGCTCACAATCTGTTCCTTGGTGCGCAGGCGGGTGTATATGCAACGGTTGGTGATCCAATCTGGGTTGAGAAATCCTTTGACTACGGCAATCAGCTCGGTGTTGCTGGTGGTTTGATATTTGGTAATGCTAAAGTGAAGTTTGACAGTGATGGTGATAGTTCAGACGAAGACTTTGCAGTTATCAGGTACTCTACCGCTAGTACCGACTTTTCTGCCTAGTTTTAGGTAGTTAACTAGTTTAAAAACGCTTTGACTTTAATGGGGCGGCGGAAATGACAGGGTTAATAGCCTGCTATAAAGCCGTTCCGGTTAAAGCGCTATGGGGAGTAAAAAATGGCAACATTGGCATATCTTGAAGATCAGGTAAGAGCAAAAATGAATCTTGCGGCGGGAGATACACCGCCAACTGACGGTGAGATAGATAAATGGATTATTGATGGCCAGAGTGAGGTGGTTAATCTGGTGGTAGATGATGCGTTATGGCCACTGGTGGAGGTTTCGCTGGCTAATGGTGGCAATTTAACGGGACAGACGATTCCTACCGACACAGTACGCATAATATCTGTATCATATAAACCGGGTGGTGGTGCTGTCACTTATGCACAGCCCGTTTCGCCTGCAATGCTGGATCAGGTGACTGATGGTAATAACAATATGTTTACAACTTCCGGCAAATATTGGGCTATTAAGGACAATAAAATAGAACTTTCATCCGCCGCATTGAGTGAATCAAATTCTTTTGAGGTTCAATATATTAAAGAACCACAGACAACTCGGGGTACAGAGTGTGACTTACCCCTATTTCTTGAGCCGCTGGTAGTGGATTATGCTGTGTCACAGGCCAAACAACAGATAGAAGAGTATGGTGATGCTCAGGCGATTATGCAGGGATTCTACCAAAGAATTGGAGCAATTAACAGTCGATATGCAAGGCGGCACAAATTAACATAGGAGAAAACGGTGGCACTTTCTGACATAACATTAAAGCAGTGTAGAAGCGATCTTCAGTCCAGGCTGAATGAGGTGGCACCAGACAGATTTGGCACAGAGGAACTAAACTGGTGGATCAATATGAGTCAGTTCGATGTGGCGATGACACTGTCAACAATCAGTAATATCTGGTACGGGACATCACAAACTGTTACTGTTTCCGCTACAGCGGGACAAATAACCACAGTTGCGTTGGCCAGTAATTATGCTGCTACTAAAATAATGAGGATTGTCAAGTGGGTGTTAGGTGGTGGCAGGCTGGTTTCATTTATAGAGGACGACAAAATTGAAACGCTTTCTGGTAATTCTAATTACGACAGCAGTTATCTTGCCAACTGGTTTGGTGAGAATTTATATTTATTTATCGGATCTTCCGGTGCTTCTTTGTCAAGCAATGCAACAAGACTTTTCTTCATCCGCAAGCCGGATGAGATGACAAGTGATTCAGGTACAATGGATGTGCCGACAGAATTTTATGATTTGGTTATATTGAGTGCAATGAGCAAAGCGACTCAGAAGCTTAATATTTTACAATTAAAACAGAGTGTTGACGCCAGTGTAGCGGCTAAATACAGTGATATTCGCGCTGCTTATTCGCAAGAAGTCCAACAGGACCTGGTTGAAGAGGCACCTGGAGTGCAAACACCGAGGATGAGATGAACTTAAAACAGATTCGTTCTGAGATACGGTCTATTACACAGGAGCTTGATGCAGAAAAAGTTCAGGATTCCACAATTAATGATTTTATCAACAGGGGGCAATTGGTCCTGGCTGATGAGGCGGAGTTGTTTGAGACAACAGCCATCGGTAGCAGTGTTTCTGGGCAGTCAGAGTATGGTTTGACCAGCGCATTGTTATGGATTGATGAGGACGACCCAACAGACACTGCAACAGACATTAATGAAGGTAGTGGTGTCTCGGCCTCAGATACTTCTTTTGATGTTGATGATGGTTCTGTAGTGGTTAAAAACAGTTATATCAAGATAGATGATGAAATAATGTTGGTAACGAATCGCGTTACACATACCTTGACTGTTACGAGGGGTGTTGCCGGAACGACGGCAGTTGCCCACGCTGACGATACTAGCGTTTATGAATCTGCGGCAGTTAATCTTATTCGTATTAAGCGGATAGATTTTGACGATTACAAAACAACCAGGATTGGTTATGAGCAGGTGTTGAATCAGTCTAACGACTATTCGTTTGCCTCTTATCCGACAGATTACGCTTATTATGTTCGTGATGACAAGTTGGGAATATTTCCCACTCCTACAACAGCTAACGCTATCAGGCTTTATTGTCTTATTCGTCCAACGGTAATTTCAAGTGACTCTGATACGCCAGACGTAGATGCCGCTTATCACGAAGCGTTGATTTATTACGGAGCGTGGAAGATGGCGGAACGGTTGAATCCAAAAATGATTGGATATTTCAAGAACGAATGGGACGAATGGCGACGAAAGGTAGTTCAATACGGGAGCAATCGCTATGCCGAGCCGTCTTTTCGCATTTCATACAACGACTTTTAGATATGCCTAATCCTAAACAGAGATTCAGAATTGGTGATTTCAGCGGTGGATTGGTGACATATCCTTCATCGCTGGATATTAAAGAAAATCAATTCCAGAAATTTGAAGAGGTAGAGAACCGCAAGATTGGCAGGATAGAAAAGGTCAAAGGTGCTGCTAATGTTACTGCTTCCAAGTCCACCAGCGACCTTCTCAATGGACAGGGATATTATCTTTATCGTACTGGCTGGGATGCTAGTAATGTTCAAACCAGTACATTATGGCACGTTCTGTATCGTAAAACCGGCAGTGGTGACATAACATTAAATCGATATGACAACGCAGATGGTACCGGTGGTAGTTGGATAGAGATATTTGATGAAACAACCTGGACCGACATAATAGGGGATGAGCAGATAAGCTCCACAAATGACAGAACATTCGCCGGAGCCTCTAATTGGGCTAACGCAGCCGGTTCAAACGCTTTTAATACTTACAATGAAACCTCTGGAGGCGTATTAACCGTTACGCCCGATGAAGATGCTTCTAACAGGCAATATGCTGTTTTAGCTGGTGCTAACTGGGAAGATGCCGATGGCGACGCAGATGCGATGGTTGTTGGCAGAACTTACAGGTTGAGTTATACTCTTACAGTGTCCGCATATACTAAAGGCACTCTTTCGGTCGGTTTCGCCAATACATCTCACGCCTTACAAGATGTAAATACATATACTGCTACATCATCATCTGCTACAAGAACATTAGATTTTGTATATGGCGGCACTACCGATGACGCTGAAATCATTATAAACGCAGCTACGTCATCTGTGTTTACAGCTGTTTTCGATAACTTTTCCATTAAAGAGGTAATTGATGCTGAAGTAGATATGTTTGCGCATAACGAAGTGCTTCGTATTTCTGACGGAAATTTGGGAAACAGCAATAATATCTCGCAGTGGTACGGACATATCAAGCGTGAGTTCTGGGGCAATGGTACAGCTTCAGGAATAACATACGGAACGAATAAATCTCCCGATTATTACCAGCCGGCACAGAATGAAAGTTTTAACAATTGGAAGGTCTATGATACAGAATTGAAGCC